GACTTATCCTTTTGCATTAGATTATATATTTCAGTACCTTCTAATTTAGATATCCAATAATTTAGAGTAGCAATCTTTTCAATATCTTTGTCTCTCCAAACTAAAAAGTTCATCTCTTTGCCACCCATAATGACTTTATAGTTTCCAATATTGAACATCAAATTCTCAGAATATTGTCCCAGTTCATTATATCCTGGATATGATTTGAGTTTCTTTTCAATCACAAACTGATTGAATTCAGTTTCACCCATAGCAAAATCATAATCAGAGTCTGGTTTAAAACCACCCCATTTTCTTGAACCGATTAAAATCATTAGTAACTGTCTCCATCTCTAAGAGTAATTAATTCTTCCATTCCGTGAACATCTAACCTAATTGAATTAGGACCACAATAATGCCAAATAACATCACAGACTTCCCCTTCATCATCATGCTCATACGTTTTATCCGCCCATGATAATTGCTCAACCATTCCCATAGTATAAACATCTTTAACACTGAATGAACAAGCAACGATGACTGGTGATTCGTTATTCTGAATCGCTAGGCTTAATTCTAATAACATATTCATACTCCGTATTTCCCCATTTACCAAAGACCGTTGAACTGAACCACCGCTGTACTCAAATTGTTTTCTCTGAAATTTCATCTTGAACCTTTCTGTTAGTTGATTATGATGTAATTATAAACCATAAAGGTATTATTGTACAGAAAAAAGTGCAAGCGAGGCGTAAATAAATTCTTACCATTTCTTACCATTTCTTACTACTGCATAAGAAAATTCTTATCGCATAAGAGGATCCTAAGTTTATTGTCCGTAAATGGCTTATATTACTACGCCTGAACATGGTACGCAAATAGCAGTAAACCATAGTAGGAGGTACATTATGAAAACGTTTGCATTCACAGCACTAATCTTTTTAAGTTCAGTTATTAACTCTTTTGGCGCTAGACAAGATAACAGTATGACCTTGGTTTATGTATTCTTAGGCATGTGCGGAATGATTATCTTTCTTCAAATTATTCCATTATTAATTCTAGTTTATGGATCATTTAAAGCTATGTTCACAGTAGGGAAAGTAAAGGTAAAGTAATGACAAAATATACAGAGAGTTTATTCAGTTTAATTATATTTTTGGTAGTGAGTATTCTAGCATTTATGTTAAAAGATGTTGCTATCTTTAATGAGATGCACGAGGGGATTAAAGTTTTCCTTGGTAATCCTCCACCAGCTGCATTAATAAACATTGCTCTTGCAGTATATTTATTTTCTTGTACAGTAATTACATTAGGAAATATTGCTAATAATAAAGAACCAGAATCAAAGATGAATCATCTAATGTACCGAACAGCATTTTTCTTCTTTTATAGTTTCAGTGCAATAGGGATTAATTTTATTCCAGTTCTTTTAATAGGATTATTTCTTTATATTTTAGATTATATCCATATCTTTAAAATGGCACCCCCTGAAGGAGTTGAATCTTCGTAAGCTGGCTTCGTAAGCCTGCCACCTATATTCCGTCGGAGGGGGTAAATTTTTGGTGCCAACTCCTGGGATCGAACCAGATTATTCGGTTCTTCAAACCGACGCATTAACCATAATTGCTTAGTTGGCAAAATTTTGGTACCCCTGACAGGACTCGAACCCGCATAAACCTAGGGTAGAAACCTAGTGCTAATCCAGTTTAGCTACAGAGGCAAAATTTGGTACTGCATAGCGGAATTGAACCGCTCCCTCCAGATTGAAAATCTGACGACCTAACCGATAGTCGAATGCAGCATGTTTTGGTACCCGCAGGAGGTAACGATCCTCCGTCTAAGCTTTATCAGAACTTTGTTCTACCTTTGAACTATACGGGCAAACTTAAGCAGTTTGCTTTTTGACAAAAAATCTTCTCCAAGCATAACTTCTAACTAATGAAACCACTGTGAATAAACCAGTTATTACTAATGGTGACATCACCGATAATTGAGAATGGATTGTTGCAGTAACTGCATACGAAACAACAAACCCTGATCCTGTATTACATGCAACTTCTAACATTGAACTTTTCTTACTAGACATTCTTTGAACCTTTCTTATTAAGTATGTACATTATAACATAAGCAAATAAGAATGTACAGACTAAAGTGCAAAAAGATTCATAAATTTTTGGGTTACTTTATCACGACATAACACCGACCAAGGTATTTGTTTCGATCAATTTGGCCCTAGGAAAGATTCGCTTTCTCGCTGGTTAGGCTTACACGTTTCTCGCCTGCATTTGGCGGTCCTACCGGAGATTGAATCCGGAACTTTAGCTTGACAGGCTAATGATTTGCCACTTAATCTATAGGGCCTAAATTACTCTTCCTTTTCTCCAACCTTCAGGAATAGGAAGTTCTTTATTAATTTTTTTGCTTTCAGTTTCATTAGTAATCCACATTGTTCCGAATTGTGAGTTACCAGAACCTTTTTGTTTTATAGAATTAGATTCACCAATTTTCTTTTTTGTTTCATCAGTGTGTTTCTTACCTATAAATGACCCATCATGATCTTTATAATAAATTTTTAGAGATTTTGAAAGTTTGGTATTAGTTTGTTCGTTCCATGAGTCATGACCTATTTTCAAATTCTCTAAACCGTGCCCCGATTGACCATTTTTTCCATAAAGGTTTTTTCCTGTTGAGTTTATATAATCAAACCCCCCTTCACCACCCAATTTTAAATTATATGTACTCTTGTCAGATACAAATTCTTCATTAACTAATTCAGATTCCATATTGAACATATCTGACGATTTATCAAATACAGCAAGAATTTCTTTTTCAAAATTTTCAATTCCATATTTTTCAATAACTCTTTTTAGAATTAAACCAGAACCCATATATCCATCATCTAAATTATTTGTTTTGTGTGCTCCAATATAAATTTTACCATTAATCTTGTTTGTTGTTTTATAAACCGTATAATGCATATAGGTCCTTTTGTTCGATATTTAATAGTATTTATCATACTACAATATCGAACAAAAGGACCAAAGGCTGGCAATCTCGGACTCGAACCGAGCTCATTCTTGATTAACAGTCAAGCGACAGTCACCTGGACATCTCATTGCCATAATTTAAAATGGTACGGGTGAGAAGAATCGAACTTCCATAGGTAGATTAAAAATCTACTGTTCTCCCATTGAACTACACCCGCTCAAATATTAACCCGTTTATCTAGGACATTATCCCACCGATTCAGGGTCTTGAATACGGAGGTCGGGTTAAACCTTGTACAACTTCCATTTGGGATCCCCGGACAAAATCTGATCAAATATTGTCTCACTTTATTTCTAAAGGAGTCTGATATCCAATCTGCGGACGAACCGCTATTTAATTTGGTGCCAGCAAAGGGAATCGAACTATTTGGCACCACCTAACTATTTTACCGTTGGTTTTACAGACCAATGTTAGGAAATACTCCCTTAAATTATATTTCTTTTCTTTAATTCATCTTTATCCCATAATTCAATATTAATATCATACATATTTTTAAATTTGTTAAATTTTAATTTGTTTTCTGCTCTAAAATAACCTTTAACTTCAATCAATTTCACTAATTTTCCTTCTTCATAAATAAAGAAATCTGGAGTATAAGATTGTTTTTCATTTATAATATAATATTTTTCTTCATATATCCAATCTATATTATTATCATCAAGATATTTGGCAGCTTTGGCTTCCCAAGTTGATTTCATCTTAATGCCTTTATAATATGTTATCTTGCCTCTACCATTCCCGTTAGTATTTCCCCTCATAGATTTAGCTATGTTTTCTTTAGACTTTTCTGTATGATTCTTTCCTTTAAAAGATGGAGGTGGTAGTAAAATTCCTTTTTTATGATTTTCCTTGACAGATTCACTAATTCTTTTAACAATATCATTATTTTCTTTAGTTAAACCTTTATTCCAAGCAGGAACTTTATGATTTTTACCTAATCCATGTGATCTCCAAACATGAGTTCCAATTCCCTTTTTAGAATATTCCTTTTTACATATTGGGCATTTATATTTTCCATTCGACTGCAGCCATTCTATATTGTTTTTAATAGACATAAATTTCTCCTTATATCTATTTATCATCTTAGAAATTTAGTCTGCTGAGCCCACCACCTGCTCAATACTGGCATATTCAATTTTCAAAGTCTTTTCAAGCCACCCTGCATGTTAGATTTTCTATATTCAACTAACAACCATAGGGATTAATGCTTTTCATCTCTAATTAATTATATTTACATTATATCATAACTAAACCATGTTGTACAGATAAAAATGCACTTTCTGCACTTTTATTTTGGGAGCGGGTTAAGGTAATGCTCCTCTCTCCTGAGGATATGAACCTCTGGCGACTGCTTAGTCCACCCGCAGCAATTTACAATTCTTCTGAAACTTCTTCAGTCTTTTCCTTAGCTTCAGCTTCAGCAATTTGTCTTGCTTTTGCTTCTTCAATTAACTCAGGCGAAACCTCATATACATCATTAAAGTCTTTAATATCTTTAATAATGACATATTCTACCCTTTCTTGTTCGATCTTAAAAGGCCGTTGAAGCTGTGAAGGTGTTACCCAACTCCATTTGTCTTCCTCGATTTTAAAATCCGTGAACCACATCTCAAAACTGTTTCCTGATTTAAACCCAACTTCAACTAAAGTAATTGGATTGGCAATCTTTTTCACTTGAATCTTTTCCATGTTTAATCCTTGCTCCTTTAATTGGAGCCTCTGCGAGGTTTTGATCCCCGTTCCCCGCATTACAAGTGCGGTGCATCACCATTTATGCTTCAGAGGCTAATCTTCTATTTCTTCTTTATGAGTTATTATAATACATTTTTCTTGTTTTGTAAATTTTTCTTTATTTTTATTCCATTTATTTCTTCTAACATTTCCACACATTGAACAAGAACAATGAGCAGAATCATCGTGATAACTATTAACATAATTCTTACGTTTTTCCCTTAATCGGTACAAATGCTTTCTTCTTTGTGCTCTGTCCATAACGGCTCCTTGAGAGAGTGCAGGCTAAATCCTGCTTGATCGTCATGTACATATTATTATCCTTTCCAATGGAGGCGGAGATGGGGCTTGAACCCACAATTACAACATTCAAAATGTTGTGCTTTCCCAATTAAGCTACTCCGCTAAATTTTGGCAACTTTGCTACGCTGGTGTCGCCGGACCTTTGTTCGCTCAAAACCTTAGGTAGTGAGTCATCTTGGTAGAATTGCTAACACCATACTTACTCTCCAGCCGAAGTGTTATCCGAGAGTCCTCAGTATCTACCATGTCCCGTATGACCGATGCCTTAACATTAGACGAACCCCAAATTTTTGGTACTTTCGGGGAGATTCGAACTCCCAATCCCTCACGGGCGCTGGTTCCTAAAACCAGAGTGTATACATTCCACCACGAAAGCACATTTTAAAGTGGAGGAGGCTAGAGTAATCGAAACCCGCTGCTTTCACAGCCCACAGGGTTCAAACCTGCTTTGTCACCTTGACGGTAACCTCCAGATTGGTGTGACTGAAGGGATTCGAACCCTTTAACACTTGAGTCACAGTCAAGTCGCTCACCATTTTGCGTTCAGTCACCACATAACTTTTGGAGCGGTATACAGGATTTGAACCTGCGATAGAAGGGTGGAAGCCTTCGGCCTTACCAGTCTTGGCGAATACCGCTTATTTAATTTTGGTGGAATCGGAGAGAATTGAACTCTCTGCTGTGGAATGCAAAACCACTGCCCTCACCCATGACACGACCCCAAATTTTTTGGTACTCCTGAAAGGAATCGAACCTTACGTCTATCCGTTATAAGCAGATTGCTCTACCATTGAGCTACAAGAGTAAATTTTTACAATTTTACAATTTTACATAAACTTCCAACGAGACCATAACCACAATCTGAATACTTATCAATAAACTTATTAGCGGTTTTCTCAGTACGGAAACGTTTGTAATAATTTTTATGTTCAGTCATAATTACCATTCCAGGCTCATAATCACATACAACGTAACTACCATGTTCAATAATAAACATTTAATTCTCCTTTGGTTGACTTGAATATGAGTAATTATAACACAACCAAAGGGGAATGTAAACAACTAAATTATTATTTTATCTTAATATATTTCTAAATCTTTTAAAACTTTTTCCAATCCTTCAGACTTGACTTTCTTGAATAAGAATTCCATTATAGAGGGTCGGTATGGTTGTTTTCTAAGATTCATGTACGCTTCATCTGGGGTTCTATTTCCCTTTTTGTTATTACATCCAAAGCAAGAACAAACACAATTTTCAAATAAGTTCTTTCCACCTTGATCTTTTGGAATAACATGGTCAATAGTTACTCTACTCTTTTCAACTTTTTTACCACAATATTGACAAGTAAAATTATCTCTGATGTGGATATTTTGCTTAGACCATTCAACTTTCTTTTTGTGTAAATTGGCAATGGCTTTAATTAATTTAATAGCTAAAGGTAAGTTCATTTTTGGATGAATCTTTGTACTAGACTCAGCCATCATTTCAGCTTTACCAGAGGTTATTAAAGCAGCAGCTCTTTTCCAGTTAGTGGTTCCTAATATTGAATGATCATTTGCTAGTACAATTACTCGGCTCATCTCTAATCTCCGGTTTGATTTATAAATGTATTATATAACATCTATTTGATTATGTAAACTTAAAAAGGCTCATAAAATAAATTAGAAGCCTTTTTTAATTCCTGAGCTGTCTAACTTATTATATGAATTTCATTACTGTGCCTTGTGCAATCGCTTGCGGTGAACCTGAGACTAGACTGGAGAGAATGGTCGGATGGCTCAATATGTTAGTAATTAAATTCATAGGTTCTCTTTGCTGTTTGTTTCTATTATATATCACTTAGCAATCTGCTACTTTTTATCTTCATCAATGGTTTCATCTTAAATATCCTTTTTTAATTAGTGTAAAGAAAATAAAGTTTACCAGATTTTTCTTCAAATGTTTCATAAGATGTTACTATTTTTGATTTTTCAAGAGCTTTAGCAAATTTATCATAAACTTTCATCCTTGATTTATCACTTTTAAGGCTTGTGAAAAACAATACATCTATTGATTTGATTTCTTTTTTCAAAATTTCCAATATTGTACCAAAAACTTGAAAAACTTCTTTAGTTGATGATTGAGATAGAGAATTGTTTTTAGTAAACGACATTTCAGTTACATAAATATCATCTCCTTGATAATCAACTTCTTTATTATCAAACATAACAATAAATTTATCTTCCCCAACTAGAAATTCATAATTACCTTTAATTTTTTTGAAATCATAAGTTGTATTAAAAACTTCAATCAATTCTTTATATGTTTTCATTTATACTTAATCTCCTTACTCGTTGTTTTAAAATTAGCTTTTCTCATTATAGTTTTGTTAATAACGACGAATTCTCCATCTTTGTAGTTGACAACGACCGGAAGGTTGAGGTCCGTTTGTAAATCCTTAAGGACTGCTTCTGTTCCTGCTGAATCCTTAATTGCTTCGCCTTTAGCTTTTTGAATCTTTTTAAACAGTTTTTGTAATTCGGCAATTGTTATCTCCGGATTGTTTCTGGAGTCATTTACTCTATCTAAGAAATGGCGACTGAATTCCACATCAATATCAAATTTAGCAAGTAATCTATCAGCAAATTTCTCCAAGTCAATTAATTGTTGGTCAGTTATTTTCTCGTTTAGTTCATCTCTTAATATTTTAAATGATTTCATTAGCTAGCCTTGATTTTGCGGAATATGTTATTATGTTTGAGGTAAAAACTTCGACCTTTATTCTTACGAGCATAGTCGGCGACTGCAGTATCTTTATAAAATTTATCATACCAGCCCTTGTTCTTTCTTTTCTTCATATGAAGATCATAGAACATTTTCTCGTCACAGGCAAAGAAAGGAGTTCCACATGCCATCTTACCTGAAGGCCCTGACGGCATGGCTACATTAACAACTCCAGTAGTTTCTTCTATTTTTTTAGTCATAATTTTCTCCGATAATTAGTTTGTATCTTATTTATCAGAATTAAATTTATCAAGAATGTCTTTTAACTCATCCATATTCTCACAGACTTCAATCTCTTCACCATCTGATAAATTGAGTTTAATGCTATCACAATATGGAGTAATTCTAATAATTGTCAAGGGGTCTATAAGAAATACCTTTTTGGTTTTTCCTGCATAACCTCTATGTCTACCTGTTTTAAAATATGTTAATTATATAAATCGTGTCATTAGAATAAATCCTCGAGATTAGTTTGGGCTACCTTATCAATATTATATCCGATATTATCACAAATACCTTTAATGACATCATAGAACACCTTATCAAACTGTGTACTATAATCTACATATTTAGAGATTTGATCTTTGTTCGGAATTTTATTAACAAACCCAAAGACATTTTGGTTATAAAAAATATTAGGGGTTAGCGCATAGAAGAATTTAATTTTTTCTCCGTCTGATACTTCTGGGACATCAATTGAATTATCTTTTATGAACTTATTATAAATTAACGCTGCTCTTACTCCTATCGGACATCCGGACTTGACAATATTATTATCATCTTTATACTTAGTAACATCATTAACTGATCTAGGAAAGGCTATTTCCTCTGGTGATAACTTATCAAATTCACCTTTAACAGTTTTAATATAATCATTGAACTTATCTGTATTAGTCATTAATTCTAAAATAGCTGTCCGTAAGAATGGTTTAACAGCCTTTGGTGTACTGGATCTTACAATCTCAATACCTGTTACTTTTAATTCTGGCTCATCATACCGATAACCTTCATCGTCCCAAACTAAAGCAGCATAACGTTTTTTTCCGGTAATAAGGAACTTTTCGGAAATCTTCTCTTGCTTCATTATCATCTTCTGATAATTAGCATTCATGTAAACTTTCAGTTCCTCATAGTGTTTATCAATACAAGGTTCCATGATTTGCTTGGAGAATTTATTAATTGCATTTACTTTTTCTTTTGTGCTACAATTTAATTTATTAGCAACAAAGTCAAGGCAAATATAAGCAGAATCAGTATCTCCATAAACAAAGATGTCTTTCTTGAGTTTAAATTTCTGTACAATCTCTCGGTTAACCCTATCAGAAATCCACTTAATGGCTAACTGACCTGAAAGAGTAATTGCCTTAGCCATTTCAACTGAAAAATATCGGAAGAATGGTGAAGCCATGGCGCCGTAAGCTGAGTTAAGTAGAATCTTGAGAGCTAGTTGTTTATTATTTAAAGCAAAGATTCTGTCATCATTCTTTTTATTGCGCTGTAACTTTAATTCTTTCATTTCATTTTTAATTTTTACACGATCATTATAAAGATTGTTCATTAAGACTGGGAACATACCACCTGTCTCTTTAGAGAAATATTGACCAGAGCCTGAAAGAATATACTCTGGATTTACATTAATTTCTTTAGTAATGAATCTTTCATCAATCTCTTTTTGGTTTACATCTTCCCGTTTATTAATCATTGTTTCATTAGAGATATTATATTGCATTATGAGTGAAGGGTACAATGAGTTCAAATCATATGACACAACCCAGTCATATATATCTGCCTTGGGTTCATGAACATATGCCCCAGGGTAAGCCTCACGCTTGTAATGTTTGGCTGGAGGTATTAAAATGTCTTTCTTCTTTAAGTGTTCATATATAATAGAATCCCATGTCCGGATAGGACTCATAACATCTTCAAAGTTTATCTTTGCCATATAAGCAATTGTGAATATAAGGTCAAGTAAACCCAATTTCTTATCAAGTAAATCTATCAGCTCAACATCGTACATATTATATTCAATGAAGGTTTGGTGATCATCAATATAGAACTCCGTTATGTTATCATGTTCTTCAAGATAACCTATCTTATCATCGCCCAATTCATATTGAGAGATAAATGATAATGTATAAGACTCTCGGCCACTTGGAATAAATTTCTTATAAAGGGAGAGATAATCAAGAATCTGAAGTCCTTTGATATTATATCGGCACTCCATTCTATTAGAT